AAGAAATTGATGTTGGTGTTATTGGCAACTTCTTGAACCACGCCGTTGTACATCAAAAAGCGATCAACCGCAACCCAATAGATAATGCCATCATACTCAATAACGCATTGACTCGACATGATGGATGTTTGCGTTGAAATGATGTCATACCGCCAGTACAGCGTAGAAGTCCCTACCGTGGTGGGTGCATAGGTTACCCTGGTCAATTGATCGAGGGACCAGAAAAGGCCCGCAGGGGACGTTGTACCACCTCTGAGTGCCATGCCTTTGACAATCTTGGTTGCTGAAACATTGTTGGCATTGGCGTCAGAACCTACCCAGTTATTGAAGTCACCTGCACTGCAGTTTTGAATGAGGCCATTGTTGCCGTAAACAAACAAGTATGGGTAGAGCATACATGCCCCACCCGATACGGAGATGTTGTTGTCAAATGTTAGTGTTTGCGCGCCATTGGTGCCGCTGGCAGACAGGGTTACGACAGTTGTACTGGCGCCCACAACAGACGTAACCACAGTTGTATTTGCGGGCACACCACCGCCTGTGACTGATTGGCCTGCGCCAATGCTGTAGTTCAAACTGGAAATGGTAAATGTTGTGCCACTGGTTATAGTGCCTGCAACAGAAAAGACGCCTACTTTACTTAATGACCCGCCAGGAAATGAGCCTGACAGTACAGGTGTGTTGACAGTGCTATCAATGTACTTTAAGTTTTGCCCAGGATGCGCAACAACTTGCAAAGCACCAGCGCCATCGTTGTAGCCAACATCAAATTGCCACAAGTTATTGACATTTGCAGTAAAGTTTGATAGGCTAATATTGACAGGGCCTGAGCCTACACCATCAGTGTTTGCAGTTTGCCATTGCTGCAAATAGTTGGCTGAGCCTGAATATACGTAATTCAAACCTTCTTGCGACTGCATTACCATGCCACGACTGATCTCACTGGCATTCAAAAAGATGGCATTGTAGCCACCTATTTTACGAGCACGACCGCGTTGAAACCTAACCCATAGCCCGTCAACATGCATTGGCGAGTCAAACAGCGTACCGTCACGCTGGATGCCAGCTTTAATTGCTAATGAGATGACGTTAGCTGCCATTAGAAACTGCCCCCAGCTATACCGCTGGTAAATGTACCTGTGCCATTCATCGTTAAGCCTGTGGCGTTGTAATAGCCTGCTTGTGCATTGGCAATTACAAAGCCTACTTGGCTTGAGCCAACTAAATACATGCCTGAGTTTGCGTCGCCTGAGAATTTGAGTGAGGGGTTTGCAAGTGAGCCATTCCCCAAAGTCAAAGACGTAATGGTACTAGATGTGCCTGAAGCAGCATTGTATACGTTAGTCCCGTCGCAAATAATAACTAGCGATGTGCCTTGCGCCACTACAACTGTTGCGCCGCCTACCGCAGAAGTTTTTACAGTAAAGCTATACGATCCAGTTGTGTTGTTTGTGATGGTGTAAAGCTGTACTGTGGAAGGCACCACAACAATCTGATTACTGAGCAAAGTGCCTGAGTAAGTTTGTATTGTGTTGGCGCCTTGCGCAGATGTTAATGTTGTAGTACCTCCAGTAACCACTAGGGACAACTGAGTGTATGCAAAAGAATTTGACCTACCGTAACCAAAGGTATTCCATCCAGTGCCATTAGAGACCAGGACAAGGGACTCAGTCAATTGGAGTTGCTGGTTGGCATTGCCATCAATAGTATCAGTACCTATTGGCGTAAGAGTCAAAATGCCAGTACCGTTATTGCGAATCATGCAAAACCAGTTAGCGCCTGCAGTGGCTGCAGAGGGTAGCGTAAGTGTGCCTACGCCTCCACTCCACACAACAAATTTAGCCTGCACAGTAACAGGCAATGTTGCAGTTGAGTAGTAATTTGTAATCTGGTAGCTTTGATTAAGCGTTGCACCAATGGCTGTTAGGCCATAGCCTGCTAAAGTTGCTGCGTTTGCAGCTGACGTACCCGCACCAAAAGTTACTGTTGCCCAAGAACCTGCTGTGGTGCTATTGTCAGTAAGGTATACAAAATAGGCAACGCCGGATGCAGCTGACACAATTGTGCCACCGGAGTTATTTTTAACAGTAAATGCAAGCGAGCCAACATTGCGAATCAGAATCGATTGCCCATCTGATACTTGGGTTGCAGGTGGCAATACTAACGACAAGCCAGAATAAGTTGTAGTAGTAACTTCAATAATGCTGCTGACAGGCGTAGTGTTATTGCCATTGATGGGCCAATCAAGCGTAGTATCAGCTGTAAGGCTAAGATACTCGTAGCTAATGTCAGCAGGCTGGATCGTTTGCCCAGTAAATGGGTTGGTGTATGTTGTCATGATTAGGAATCCTGAACTATGGCTTGACGATCACCTATACGCAACGTATCTTCAGTTTTCAAAGCTGCCAATGCGGCATCAAACATTTGCCCCCAAACTGCAAGTCGTGCATCGTCTTTCAAAAATGGCGCCGTTTGCTTTAGCGTGCCAAACAGCATAACGTTTGGTGCGTTTTGTGTTAACCAGTTTGTTTGATTAGCAGACGACAATGGCGTAAGCCGCGTGTAGCAAAGTGTTTGAAAAGCAAAATTACTTGCAGGTGTAGGGGCAACCAGCCAATTATCATAGTCATAATCGGCGTAATACAGTGGGGTTCCTGTTGTAGAGACATTCGGCCAATACTGGCTCAGGTACTCCAATTTACGTAGCAAAATAGGTTGCTTTTCACCTGCTGTTGTAGTGAGTGTCATAGACACAGTCTTGCGCCATCTAGCAGGTTTTTGAATGACAGGGTTGCCGGCCGTCATATTGCCATTGGCAACAACCATTTGCCCCAATGTCTTAATGTTCTCAGCAATTTCAAACTCAGCTAATGCAATAGCTTGAGGTATGAAGGCAACAACTGCAGCGTCACGTCGCTCAAGATACTGCAGCACACTACTATTGAGGCTATCATACGTTAAAACAAAAGACGGCGTTGTCATGTTGCAGCCTCAGATAAGTTATGCGCAAGTCCGCGTAGCTATTGTATCAACGATTATGCCTACGCCAACATTGATTCTGCGGCGTCTTGCACATGGTCTACACGGGCCAGCCAGCCCTTTAAGAACTTTTGCTGTGATGGATTGGTGGTGGCGAGGCCGTTATAGAAGCGCTGCTTTTGGTCGGCAAAATTTGCAAGCAACTTAGCAGGGTCAGTTTTGGCTACGCGACCCAAAGTACCGGAGCCAATGACGCCGTCATCTACGGCCCCCACGGCTCGTTGGAGGAACTTTGCAGCTCGGCCAGTACCTGCGTTCACCGCGAAGTCAAAAACGGCGTAATCGACGCCTATGGGCAGGTCGTCGCCCTTGACCTTGTCCCAGTACATGGCCTTGTAAAAAGGCTTGACATCCGATTTTGTCAACTTGGCCATCTCGCCCGGCTGGATGGCGCGGCCAAGGTATGCGCCCCAAGCGCCGATGGTGACTCCAAGATTGGTCTCCCCTCCGGCGTCATCCCTGTCCCAGACATAGCCTCCCTCGGACTGGATCACCCGGTCGAAGGACATATCGAAGTTGGCGTTCCTTTAATCGCCTCCGCCTTGGCAAGCAGTTCGGTTTTTTCTTTGCTGCCCGCAGACGAGCCAAAGTAGAAGTTGACCACCTGTTCGGCCTTCGCAGACAAGTAGCCAATCAAAGTGCCCGCCAGTACGGAATCAACAACAGCAAAACCGCCCAGTGTTGCGATCACCACCCCGATGAACGCGCCAACGATGAGGATTGCCAGCGAGGGCACAAGCATGGACTTGGTTGCAATCTGCATATCGCGGGCAGATTTTCTGTCTTCCACGGTGAGCTTGGCAAAGTCGAGGTTCATGGACTGGGCCTGCTTTTTCAGCTCCAGTTCAGCAAGCTGGATGGATGCCACTTGGTCAGCAGTCAATTTTCCGGTGCTAATGACATCTTGCACCTCGTGCGGTTCGCAGCCGATGGCTTTGGCAATAACAGATTCAGCCATGCCCGCAAGAGGGCCGCCAAGTGCCATGGCAATCGTTGGGGCGAGTTGTTTAAGCCATTCCATTTTTTACCTCATCCATGTGTGAGCCTACTTTGAGGCCGGAGAGCCAGCCTATCAAGCCACCA